TCAGATATTTCATCATTATTCACTATATGTAGATTTCCAGCAACTTCTTGCCAGGTGTAATTTCGTAGTTCTTCCCAATGAAAATTATAACCTTTAAATCCCCATCTTTGAATATCAAAAACTGCTATTAAAGGATGTTGGTCATAGATTAAACCAGGAGTTTTAGCATTATACACAAACGTATAATATTTACCCACATCAGGCACAACTTCAACTTCAGTCAACACTCCAAGTATTTCTAACATTATATCTTCAGGATCATTTAACCCTTCAATATTTTCTTTAATAATATCAATTCTACTTTTTTGCTGTTCTAGTTTTTTACGCTGCTGTTCCTTTAACTTTTCTCTTTGTGTGACTAAAAATGATTTTACCTTTCTAGGCATTATTTTTATTTACCAAATTTATAGACCTTCATTTTTGGAGGAGCTTTATCTACAACATAAGGAGGCTTTTTATGAGGATTTATCATTGATCTTCCAGCAGGATCATAATTAGATTTATCTTTTTTCTTTTTTAGTAAACCTAAAATCTCATTAATAGTCTCTTCATCAAGCTCATTGTCAATCATAAAAGCAGCATCATCAGAATCCTCAGCAATACCTTCTGAAATTAAAAAATCAACTACAAAGTCAAATTCTTCACTACATTCTTCAGTTTCTTCTTTATAAATGGAAGCGTAGGCTTCCATTAAGCTTCTTACTTCTGATGCGTCCATATTTCTTATTAGTTTATATTTTTATTTATGCCCTACCCAACCTACCAAATTTTTCTCCAGATCCAGATGTACCTTTATGCTTCATCGTAGATCTTACTCCACCAGATCTACCAGTTCTCAAATCACCATATCTACCAGTTACTCTAGATCCAGAACCTTCTCCATCTGGAGACGATATATTGGGAAGACTTCCACCACGAGCTCTAGTATCAGCAGGTTTAGAAGCATACCCAGTATTTATTCTTTGAGTTCTAAGCCTTCTAGTTTTAGTATCTTTAGTTTCAGGTCTAGGATCATCAACTGTAGCCTTTTCAGTAGATGTGGAAATTGCATCTTTCATTCTTTTAATTCTTTGAGCAATGGCTACCATTTGGGATGGATGTGCCTTCGCCATGGAGCTGGATACTTGCCTGAGTTTTTGATTGGCAGTATCAGATGGACTTTTTCCACTACCTTTCAAAATTCCAGTATTCCACCCAGTTTTCTTTGCTTCAGCGATAAACTCAGAAAATGTTTTCATCCACCCAAACCCGTTTTAGGTATTTATAAAAAAAGACCTCCCGAAGGAGGTCTATATCAAGCACCTAAAACAGCACCAATATTATCGTCAATAGTCTGAATCACTGAACGAATATCAATAATCCTAGGCGGAATACTCACTTCATCATAAGTATAACCTTTTTGTGCATCAAATAGTACTTGACGGACAGCAGCAGCTGTACGAGCATCCATTTTAATTGTCACTTGTTTTTCTTTACTCATAGATCTCCCTCCACACGATTTTCGCTACGATAAACATTAAAAGTCCCTTCAGGATAACGAGCACTTAGCTTTTCATAGTTCATCTGCAAAACCTCTTCAAATGTAGTATCAAGAGCCATACATGCTTGAGCAAGATACCAACAAAGATCTCCTAATTCACGCTTCATATGAAAAACATTATCTTCATTATAAGGTTTTCCCTGAAGAATAATTTTTTTAACAACTTCAGTGAATTCTCCAGCCTCAGCACTCATACCAAAAGCAGCAGTAACCAAACGAGGAACATCGGCATCATTATTCGCTTCAAGTTCCGTCATACGTGAAAGTAGCTGAGCAAAGTCACTGCTAGCGGGACTTGTAGTTTGGCGAACAAATTCAATATATTTGTTTGTGTCAATAACTTGTGTCATATTAGAACTTAAATCCCTCAAATGTTTTTTTAGGTTTCTTTTCCTCATAATCATACTCCTCATCTACCTTATTGTCAAGGAGATCTTCTTGAGCAGACTGTTCACAATCATATAATCTCATTTTTGCTCTGTCAATACCAACAACAAATCTTTTATGGATAGTTGGATCATTATATCGGTTCTTGAGTTGTTTGACCATGATTTGCCCAAGATTCTCAAGATCTTCTGTACTAATAAGAGCAAACATCAAGTCAGCAGTAGCAGGAAGACCAAAAGATTCGGAAGTATCTGTTAGTTCAACATCAGAAGAGCCATAGCCAGAACGAGTTGTTTGTGTGGCACTGACAATAGGAACATTAAACTCTACAGCAAGTCCACGTAGTTCTTCTGCAATTGCTTTAACAAACGTATAAGAATTAATATTACTTCCTTTATATCTACTTGAAGCACAAATATTCAGATAATCAATAAAGATAATATCTGGTTTAAATGATTTCTTAAGAGATAATTCATTAAGAAGTGCCTTGAAGTGTCCAGAGTGTGCTGAGGCAGTTGGATACTCTTTGATAATTAAAGTTCCCCGTGTTCTTTTTGAAATATTTGTAACTTTACTCTCAAACATTTGTTTTGGCAAATTCACAATATCTTGGATTGGAACATTCAAGAGGTTTGCGTCAATTCTTTCAGCAATGCGTTCTTCTGCCATTTCCAGCGTAATATACAGAACGTTCCTGCCCTGGAGCAAAACGGAGCTAGCAACATGGCACATGAATAGAGACTTGCCGACACCCGTACCAGCAAGAGCGATATTAAGAGTTTTGTTAGGGAGACCACCTTTCGTGATTTTGTTAAAATATTCAAGATCAAATTCAATTTTATCCTCCTTTTTATGATAAGATTCATACCTTTGTTCATAATCTTCCAAGTAATCATGCCCAACATGATTATCAAAACTTACCGCAAGAGCATCCTGAAGAATTGATGGAATCGCATCAGCCGATTTTTGACCGTTGCCATCAGCAAGTTGAATAGATTCCATCAAAGCTAAGTATATAGCTCGGTCCCTACACCACTTTTCTGTGGTGTCAATTAACCAATTATTCTCAACAACAATATCATCTAGATGAGACACTAAATGAATAATTTTCTTAAACTGCTCTTCATTTATATCAACTCGTTTTTCAATTTCAATTGAAAGAATTTCTTTTGTTGGGATAGTATTATATTCAAGAACAAACTTACAAATCTCCTGAAAAACTAGTTTTTGATCTAGATCCTCAAAATATTCGTCCTTGATAAAAGGAAGAACTTTTCGCAAATAATCTTCATTGTGTAACAGGTTTCTAAGAATTAGAAACTCAACTTTCTCCATAACTAAATTCCTTCTTTGCGATTTCGTCCAATTGTAGCATTACTTCCTTAGTAAAGTAAAGTTCAGGTTCCTTTAAAATTTGTTTAGCGTAAAGTTTTTTACCATTCATTTCGTAGCGACCTGCTACATTTTTCCAAAGCCCACCAATCTCACCGAGTTCAAGAAGACCATAATATCTATCAAGACCACGCTCATCATAATAAAGACGAATTTCAACTTCCTTATTCTCCTTACTTAAACGCGACTTTGCAGTTTTACCTTTGATAATATTTCCGACAACTTCTGTTCCATCTTTTTCTTTTTTCTTGCTGAGATAAATGATTGTAGATGCGGCATATTTGAGACCGCTTCCACCACCCATTTCCTTAGTTGGTACATAAGCTCCAATAACATCGTAAGTGTGATTGGTAACGATCATTGGAATATTTGCTTGACCCAGTTTAAGAGTAAGCATACGGAATGCCCCCTTAACAAGTTGTGATTTAGTCATATCACGTACTTGCTTATCATTAAGAGCATCTGTGATTTCTTTTTCGGTTGAAAGCATACCTAAAGAGTCTAACACAAACATACAAGGTTTGCGCTCTTCTAAAGGTTTCTTAAGATAAATGTCTACTGCCTTAAGTGCTTTACTACGAAAATCTTCAATAGTAACTACATTAACAACAACAAGGCGTGAAGTGTCAATTCCACGACTTTCTAATAATGATTTAGTAATAGCAGCTTCAGTATCAAAATAGAGACAATACCCATCGGGATTAGTATTAAGAAAATTTTTAACAACGGCGAGACTGAAGAAAGTTTTTCCAGTACTAGACTCTCCAGCAATAGCAGTAATCTTATTCCCAGATACACCGCCAAATATACTACCTGAAACCAGTGCGTTAAAAATGTACGAGCCCGTATCAACATAAGTTTCTGTTTCGTCAATTTCTGATGCTAGTTTAGTGTAATCATCACCAATCTCTTTTACAATATCTTTAAGAAAATCCATTTTTACTTCTTCCTGTTAATTTTAAATGACCATAATTTAGCATACAAGTCTTTTTCATTCGTATGCTGAAGGATACTGATAATTTTTTCAAGTTCTTTTTCGGTAATTGGCAACCACATCACATAAAAAAGCTATCTAAATTTGTTGTTTTTTCAACATTCCAACCAATCGCATCAAGGATGATTTTAAGAGGTTCTAAAAATGCTTTTTCAAATTGTAGGTCATAATCAATATATCTGTCAAGGTTTAACTCCTTAGGAAATTCTTGAATAAATGAAATGACATTCTCATGAATAGTATTTGGCTTTTTCAAATAAATAAATTTAATTTTTTCGCCATTTTGAATTAATGAATACTTATTATTCAAACTATTCTGTTTAATATAATAATTAAACAATAGCGCCCCTCTAACATGAATTGGCGTACCTTTTACATAAATGTTTGACGTTGACTTATATTTTTGAACATCAGAAGCAGTTCTTGGGAAAGCAATTTGCTCTGGAGGAAGCCTCTTAAAATTTCTACGACAAGAATCAATATAGCTAATTACTTCATCTTCTGTCCCACTCATCATCAATTTAAGAGCATCTTTAATCATTGATCTACATGGAGCTGGTGTTGAAGATTTTACTGCTTCAATTCCCATCATTTTAAGTTTTGGTTCAGAATAACGAACTCCTTCACTATCCCAAACATTCATAATATATCTTTTTTTGGCAGTCCAGATTCCACGATCAGCAATATTCTCTCGCTTCATCTGCATCTTCTGCTCATAAGCATTCATGTACTCCGCCAGTTCTTGGTAGCAACTTTCAATATATTTTTCAAGTTCCACCTTAGCGACCTTATCAAGGAACGAGACAATGCTTTCAGTAGTTTTTTCTCTTCCTTTGTATACAATTTCAACCAAAGGACCCATATGAAGATAAATAGAATCAGTATCAGAAGCAATGACATAATCAATACCTGTAGTTTTTAGAACTTTATTTAGATACTCATTCAGTTTCCCTTCAATCCAACGAATAGCAACTTGTCCAGAAAGAGTAATCGCTTCAGCATTCTCCAATTTATAATACCTGAAGTATTGGTTTCCGATAGCACCATAAGCAGAGTTAAGAGAAATCTTTTTGGCCATCTGAATGTTATTATATCGAGCAATATCTTTTTCCAATTCTTTGGTTTTTGTTTTTTCGTACTGCTTCTTTGCTTCAATCATTTTTTTCTTAAAAATGACTCGTTCACTATACATTTTTTCCATGAGCTCAGGAAGAATACCACGAACATCCTTACGATACATGGCACCATTAGGACAAACGCAGTTGTCTTTGTATACACTAAGATCAATTTCCTTATTTAAAATTTTATTTACAGATACATTAGGACACCTTTCTTCAAGAAGGGTTTCTGGAGAAACGTTGAATTGCATAATCAAGTGTGGGTATAGACTGTTCAAGTCAAAGTTAACAATCCAATCATAAACTCCGGGTACGGGTTCTTTAACATAAGCACCAGCATACTTATCATTTTTTTCAGTTTTATCTTTTTGTGGAATAACTACATTTCTTTGTTTCAAATAATTATAGATGATATTATCCCACATTCTTACCTGATAAAACACATCGCCAAAATTTACTTTAGCATCAAATGCCATAGTAATAGCAAGTTCAATCAGTTTCATCTTATCTTCTAGACGGTCAACAAGTTCCACGTCAACAATATTATATTCTACAAACTTTTGCCAACCCCTATTATAAAAATCTTTAAATGTATCAAATTCTGAGTGATCTAACTTTTTCTGACCCAACTCAACTTCAGCAATGTAATCTAGGCGATAGGATTCTTGCGCTTTATAAGTAAATTTTTTATAAAGTTTCAAATAGTCTAGTTGAGTAATTCCTCCGATGTCATAATAAATCAATTCCCGGTTACTTTCAAATATTTTATCCTGACTTACCAAACCCCAAGGCGAGAAACTTTTCATTCGTTTTTCACCCAATACCTTAACAAGTCTTCCACAAATATACGGAATATCATAATATTCAATATTCCATCCAGTAATTACCTCAGGTGGATTGGTTTCCCAATAATGTAAAAACGAGTTAAGTAAGTGATACTCAGATTCACATTGAATAAACCTCACATTAGGTTGCTTATTATTAAACTCCCTTACACCCCAAGTAATTATATTTTTAGTAGAATAATCCTGGATTGTAATTAGTAGAATTTCTTCAGCACACTCTTTTGGGTCAGGAAATCCATTCTCAGAAGCAACCTCAATATCAATTGTCAGTAGTTTGATTTTTGAGATATCAAATTTAATTTCATCTTCCGGATACTTGTCGGAAATATATTGATAGACATATCTATCATTTCCATATATTTTGAACCCATCAACACCATCATATTTCTTATAAAATTCTCTACAATCTCTTACTGTACCAGGGTTTACTTCCTCAACAAATTCACCCTCCAAGCTTTTATATTTTGAGGGTTTATTAGATTTAACGAATAATGTAGGAGAATACTCCTCCTTAAACATTACATGCTCACCATTATCATAGCCCCGAATTAGGAACTTGTTTCCGATCATCTGGACGTTTGTATAAAACTTCATCATCAACTTTGCGGTGGATTACTTCATTTTCAAATTTTCTCTTACCCTCAAAGGGAAGATTAACCTTCTTACCAGTATACTCTTCATATGCCATCATAAACATTGTCAGGTAATGCCAGTGAATTTTAGGCGTATACTGTGGCGACAAGCAAACAAAAACGTGATCAAAATTATAATCAGTTATTTCAATGTTGTTCCTTGTATTTCTTTTGTAATTTGGA